TTAAAGGACAATCTGGTTGGATTAATGGTGGCGGTTCTTCTGATACTTCCCGTTTACACTTTCCATCTGAAGTTATGTACACTGGCTGGAACTCTGGTTCCGACGGTATTGGTGATGCAGCAGCTGGTGAATATAGAGGATACTTTGCTTGGGCTTCTACATATCGTTATGTAACGTGGTCTAACTCAAGCTGGTCTGGCACTGGCGCTTGGGGTGGTTGGAGTCGCGATGGTCACTGTAAGATTCAGTCGACTAAATGGGGTCACCACTATATTGGTAATGGTTCTAACGTAACTATTGGCAAATCTAAGTTCAGAGACTCTGATGGTGTAACTTTATCCAACTACAATAAAGTGCGAGCTTATGGCGAGGATAACGTTGAAGAAGGTCAAGATTGGGGTTACATCATGGGTCACTATGATGGTCAACAAAACAACCACTGCATTAAACAAGATCACTCAACAGACGTTGAGATAACAATGGGTGCAGCTTGTATGCCAAAAGGACACTACGGTCTTTCTTCTGGCGCGTGTTCAACTGCTGCTGCCACTGTAACTGCTGCTGGCGTAGGAATGTAAAATGGCATTTTATAAAGCAAATGCTTTATTACGAGCTGTTCCCTCAACAAATTATGTTGGGGCTAAACTTGCTTCCAATGGCACTACATCTTCTGGTGTAGGTAATTACTTCTGGAACTATCCAGGAAATACAAACACTGGTTCAGGTATTCCAGATAACTCTCAATGGTTGTATCGTTCTATCTACACGCACGGATACCTAGCAGGTGGATATAAGGGTTATAACCCTTGGCGTTCTTTAAACAAAATGTGGTTACCAACAGAAGTTACAATGTATTGCGGGGAACAGTTGCATTACGTTGCTTCTTACACCAAAGGTGTTTGGTCTGACTACAATGGATATATTGTAGCGCACGGAAACACTGCAACATATGCGCAAGCAAGTTCAGTACTTGCGTCATATAGTTTGTTTAATGGTACTATGAGGATGAGGGGTAATGATGGTTTCTCTTCATCTGGTGTTGCTTATGGTTACGAGGGTCATAACCCTTCCGCGGATGGATTGTCTTATGGTACTGCTGGTTATGGCAACCACGTTGGCGGTATGGCGATGAACGTTGCTCGTTCTGATAATGGCGGAGCAAACGACATCAAAGGTCAATCTGGTTGGCTTGTGGGTGGAGGTTCATCATCAACTAACAGATTACACTTCCCAACAGAGATTATGTACACTGGTTGGGATTCAGGTGACGCTGGTATTAACGACGGAGCTTCTGGTGAATTGCGAGGGTGGTTTGCTTGGACTTCAGCTTATCGTTATGTAACATGGTCAAATTCTTCTTGGACTTCTGGCTGGGGCACTGGCGGTGGGTGGTCAAGAGGTGACTACCAGTGTAAGATTATGAGCTCAAAGTATGGACACCACTACATTGGAACAAGTTCTAACGTAACATTACCAAAAGCTAGATTTAGCGATTCTACTGGAGCTACTTTAGCAACGTTTAATAAAATTAGAGCATATGGTGAAGATAACTGTATGATGGGGCAAGATAACGGTTATGTTATGGGGCACTATGATGGACAACAAAATAACCATACTATTAGACAATCATATAGTACAGATTCAGAAGTTACGCTTGGGGCAACGGCTCAACCAAAGGGTCATTACGGACAATCTTCTGGCGCTTGCTCAACTGCTGCCATGAACGTTTGTTCAAACAGCCCAGTATCTTTCTAATAAATAGATAAAAGATTAGGAAAAAGTAATGAAATACATCATCACTAAAACAGAACCATTTAAAAAGTATTTCGGTATGGGTATAGAAGACATCTCTCTGTATTGTAGAGATTTGTACTCCATGTTTGATGTCTCTTGCATCGAAATTTCAGAACCATTATTTGATACTCTATACCCTCTTATCCCAGCTGGGTATGAAGAAATTTCTCAAGACGAAGCACTATTTGGTAGCAACTTTTTTGGCGAGATTAGAGATAAAGTTAAGGTTCTAAACCCTTCTTCTCCGATGGCTGATACTATGGCTCTGCCTGAATCAGAGAAGGTTCAGATTGATATGACTGGCGAAATCAGACAACACGTTGTAACATTCATGTATCGTTTTGCCAAAGAATTAATCGAAGATGAGTACAATTATAGATTCATGATGATGCGCAAAACTTCTGATTTAGAAGCTGCTTCTTGGGAAATTCAGAAATCTGAAGCCAAAGAATGGTTGCAATATCAAGAGGCTGAGGGTCACGCGACTCCGTTCTTAGATTATCTAGCTTCAGAACATGGTGTTGATAAAACTGAACTGGCTAATAAGATTATTCAAAAGAGCGAAGAGTGGAACGATAAGCTATCTAAAATGCTAGTAGAGTCTCAAAAATTGATTAAACAATTTAAACAAGTTACCAACGTTAAAGACATGAACCTTCTTTATGAGAAGTATTTTGGTGTTATGATGCCTATTGCCCAAGCGCAAGAACTTGGTCTTTCCGACGAATTCGGAAACCGAATTTTCACCGATGAAAATGGCGAAACTAAATATGAAGTGGTTAACCCTTACCTTGGACATAAATTTAATTTTTAAACTGAAAGTGAAACATGAGTGAATTGACAACAGCAAGTAGAGTATATGATATCGTTAAACCAGATAGTAAAGTTGTATCTGACCTTAAACTAGACGATAAAGCTATGAAGATTGTGATTGGCGCTCTTAATATGAGCAGCAACCAATCCGAGTACCAGAATCAACATTTTGTTACAGCTTCCCAGTTAACTCCATATAGGATGCTAAAGCAGTGTATGCTTGAAATTGAATCAAGACACCATTCTTGGTACAATGTTAAAAACAAGCATAAGCGAAAATTAGTTGAAATTCAAATTGCGAAGAGGGAACTTGAAAACACAAGAGACCCGTTGACTAAGCAATTGATTGAAATTGATATTGAGGATATGGAAAATGATTGCCGCATTTGGGAACGCAAACTAATGCAGGCTGAAGATGAGATGTTAGGTTTCATCAATCAAGTTAAACAGATTGCTGGTGATGATGAAGAGCTTTTAAATAAAGCGTTTACTTATGATCATGAAGAAGAGCGTCAATACTGGGTAACTCGTATGGCTAAACAGGCTGCTATGGACATGATTTCTTATGGTCGTATTGGTACTGGTAATATGGATTCTATCGCCATGATGCCGGAAGAAGATCAAATCTATACACTTGCAACAACTTTACAATATAACGAAAGACTGATGAATGGATTGAATCAAATCAGCCAAGCCGTTAGTCAAGGTTTGTTAGAAAACAAAGAACATTTACCTAAGTTTGATGTACCGAAGGTGACCGATAAATTATTAGCAACTGAGTTTTTAAAACAAGATGTTCAGCATACCACTCAATCCAAAGTTAAACCAGAGTCAATTTAATCAATTCTTAAGTTTTGCTAGACGTCATAAAGATTTAATTTATGACGTCTATTTTACTTGCAGGATATCACCATTTGATCAAGATGCCATGGGTGACGTTTTCGTTAACGAACCCCAAGACATGATTGAAAATGCTCTGATCATTCAAGAAGAACTTGGTATAAAGGTCTCAGCAACTTTTAACAACTTAGAAGTTAGACCAGACCAAGCTAACTTAGATCTCTGGATTGAAAACTTTAGACCATTATATGAGCGTGGTATTCGCTCATGTACTTTACCCCACACCCATTGGGTTTTAACTGGTAAGATTCAAAAAGAGTTTCCAGAACTTTTTATCAAGAATACAATCTTAAGAAATTTAAACACCGCTGGACAAGTTGCCAAAGCAGCTGAATCTGGGTTTCACTACATCAACATTGACAGAGCTCTTATGAGAGACACGGATACATTAGAACGTATCCGACAAGTCAAAGAGAAATATGGTGTTAAGATTGCTTTGTTAGCCAACGAAGGATGCCTTGGTAATTGCCCCGTGATGGAAGAACACTTCCAATTTAATAACACCAGAAAAGATGGTCCACAGTATTTTACAGATCCAATCTCTAGAATCTCATGCCCGAAGTGGGATGTTCTAGAACCTGCTTCTTCCCTTAAATCAGCAACGCTTCCTCCATGGAGAGAAGATTGGGAAGAAATGTTTAAGTACGTTGATGTGCTAAAGATGCACGGAAGAGAATCTGTCATTCAAATGTTCTCAACTATGAACATCATTGAGAGGTATGCCCGTGGTGAGGAAATTCTGTTTGATGAGTTTAATGATTATTTACAGGATAAAAACCTAGAAGGTAAGCCAATTGAAGCGTGGCGTAAGTTCATTAAGAACTGTAAGTTTGATTGCTGGGATTGTAACAAATGTGATAAGTTATTTGAAGCCAAAAACAAAAACCCAACTTCAGAAAAAGTTATCAGACTAGTTAAGACTTTAGCGTTCCACGACAATGAACTTAAACTTGAGATTGGTATTGAAGGGCTTTCTTCTAGAAGAGTACAAAACCTTTTAACCCATATTGGTGATATTTCATCAAAGTATCTTGAAGTTGGTTCTTACCTTGGAGCTTCTGGTGCGTCTGTGTTACGTTCTTCTTCAGTAGAGGAAGCTACGTTTGTTGACCATTGGAAAGATCAAGTTCAACCAGCCAACGGTGACGTATTACCTTCTAATAATAAGCAGAAGTTTATTGAGAATATTAAGAAGTATAAGGCTGATAGAACCCTAAAAGTTTTTGATTGCGATATGCTTTCCGTGGATAAAACTGAGTTGAAGGGTATTGACTTTTTCTTCTACGATGGTGCGCACGACTTCCAGTCCACTTCAGATGCGATTAGATACTATGCAAGTTCTCTAGCGAACGAAGCTATTATCATGATTGACGATGCTAATTGGGAAGGTGTTGTTGATGGTGCGGAAGACGGTATTCAAAAAGCTGGGTTGGAGGTTCTATTCAAGAAGATATGGCTAAATAATCAAGAATCTAAAGAACAATGGTGGAATGGATTCTTTATTGCAGTTGTAAAAAAGAATAAATAGTAGGATACAACTTAGGACATAACCATGGCTGTCGCTACAAGAGAACAATTAAAAGAATATGCGCTGAGAGCACTAGGTGCTCCAGTGTTAGAGATCAACGTGGACGACGAGCAGTTAGAAGACCGCTTAGACGAAGCGTTAGAATATTGGAACCTATACCACTACGAGGGTGTAGAACAGATGTATTTGAAGCACCGTATTCGCGCTTCTACTCTAAACCTTCAATCTAATAATGGAACAGACTTTGTAATTGCTGAGATTATTACTGGTTCAACTTCTGGCGCTCAAGCCAAAGTTATCCTAGAATCTGGCAGTCAACCAGTTAATGGAAGTATCTATGTTAGAAACGTTGTTGGTACATTCGTCGCGGGAGAAACTATTACTGGTTCTTCTGGTCATACCGCAGTTCTTGCAGCTTCTAATCCAGTAACCCTTGGTGAATACGATCTGAAGTATATTACAACGCCAGACTATGTTTATGGCGTTACAAAAGTTTTAAATATTGGTCAAGCATCGTCATCTAAAAATATTTTCGACCTACAATATCAACTTCGCTTAAACGACTTATACGACCTTACTTCTACATCTATCGTATATTACAAAACAGTGATGTCACACTTAGCGATGCTTGACCTTGAATTAAACGGTCACCCGTTGTACCGTTTTAACCGTATGCAAAACCGTTTATATCTTGACGTAAACTGGGAAACTGATATCATTATTGGCGACTATGTTTTACTACAAGGATATCGTGCTATTAACCCAGCTGATTTTTCTAAAGTATTTGGTGAACCATGGTTGAAACACTATGTAACTGCTCTGTTTAAAAAGCAGTGGGCAGTTAACATTAAGAAGTTCTCTGGTCTACAGTTACCAGGTGGTGTAACTCTTGATGGCGATAAGCTATACATTGAAGCAACTAAAGAGATTGAAGATTTAGAGGACGAACTGAGAACAAAATCAGCACCGCTTGACTTCTTCTTGGGGTAATCTATGGCAACAAATCCATATTTCACTCAAGGTACAACAAGGGAGCAAGACCTCATTGAAGAGATCATCATCGAATCTCTTAAGATTTATGGTAAAGATTTTCTTTACATCCCACGTACTCAAGTATCTACTGACCGTATCTTTGGTGAAGACCGTCTAAGTAAATTTGAACACGCATATCCAATCGAGATGTATTTCGATAACATCGAGAGTTTAGCTGGTCAAGGTGCTATGATTCAGAAGTTCGGGTTGTTGATGGATCAGTCTGCAACTCTAACAGTCGCTCGTAAACGATGGAATGACTTAATCGGCATCCATGGTACAACATTCTTACCAAACAGACCAAACGAAGGTGATTTGATTTATTACCCATTAACTAAAGGTTTGTTTGAAATCAAGTTTGTTAAGCACCAAGAGCCATTCTATCAATTGGGTCGTTTGTACACATACAAACTTGACGTTGAATTATATCAATACTCTTCTGAGAAAATTGATACTGGTATCCCTGAAGTTGATACTTTTGAAACTCTAAAATCGTTCGACACCACTATTAACCCGCAAGTTGAAGACGCAACTGGTTTCGCAGATAACCAAGTTTTCAAAGACAAAGCTGTTTCTGAAAATGCACTGTTCGACGAAAGTAATCCGTTTGGAGAAGTTTAATGTTAAATAACAGCGTATTTTATCACGGCATTGTTAGAAAATGTATCATTGGTTTTGGTCGTTTGTTTTCTAACATCTATATCGACCGCAGAGAAGATGATCCAGTTAATGGTCCAACTGTTCAGCGTTTACACGTTCCATTATCTTATGCGCCGAAAGAAAAATGGTTGGTTCGTTTGGATGAAGACCCAACACTAGAGAATCACACTTTGACTTCTTTACCAAGAATGTCATTTGAAATTATCGCATACACGTATGATTCTTTGCGTAAAGTTAACCGCATGCAGTTTATGAAAAATGACGCAGCTGCTGGTAACGGTGATACTTCCACTTCATTAGTTAGAACTCCAGTGCCATACAACATCGACATGTCTTTGTATATCGTTACAAAGACACAAGAAGACGCACTTCAAATTATTGAACAGATTCTTCCATGGTTCACCCCAGAATACTCAATGACTATCAATGCTGTAGATGATATGGGGATCAAGTTAGACGTTCCTGTTGTTCTAAACTCAGTTATCGTATCAGACGAATTTGAAGGCACGTTCCAACAAAGACGTTTTGTCATCCACACAATCAACTTTCAAATGAAAGTTTCCATGTTTGGTCCAGTTTCTCAACAAGGGGTTATTCTTCAAGCTGATGCTGGTTTAGGTACTAACACCGCTCCAGCCACTCCGATCGAAGCAACATATAGAGCTACTGGTGAATTTGGAGAAACTGGTGAACAAGTAATTACTTCTGATGGATGGATAAACGAATTTTAATAAATTATGGCTGAAATTTATAATAGTAATGCGAACTTAAAAGCTGCTGGTATTAGTTTTCAATTTACTCCTGATCAAGTTCAGGAGTATATTAAGTGCGCTCAAGATCCGATCTATTTCATTGAGAATTATTGTTACATCGTTACACTTGACTATGGTTTAAAGCTGTTCAAGTTATATGATTGTCAGAAAAAGAAGATCGATGTAATCCACAACAACCGTAGGGTTATTCTTATGGAAGGTCGTCAGCAAGGTAAGACGACCTCTTCTGCAGCGTACATTCTATGGTACACCTTATTCCACGACAACAAAACAGTCGCTATTCTAGCCAACAAAGCTGCAGCTGCTCGTGAAGTTCTTGACCGTTATCAAACGATGTACGAGAACTTACCTAAGTGGATGCAACAAGGTGTTACTGGTTGGAACAAAGGTGACATCGAACTAGAAAACGGCTCAAAGGTATTCACCGCTGCTACTGGTAAGTCTGGTATTCGTGGTAAGTCTGTTAACATGCTATACGTTGACGAAGCTGCGATTATTCCAAACAACGTTGCCGAGGAATTCTTCACTGCGGTTTACCCAACTATTTCTGCGGGTCAAACTACTAAGATTCTACTTTCTTCCACTCCACTAGGTTACAACCACTTCTGGCGTTTCTGGAATGATGCTGAGAACGACCGTAACGGTTTCGTTCCATTGTTTATTCCATACTGGGAAATCCCAGGTCGTGATGCTGCGTGGGCTGAAGAACAAAAGCGTATGCTTGGTGAGCTCAAGTTCAACCAAGAGGTTTTATGTAACTTCCTGGGTTCTAGTTTAACGCTGATCCGTGCCGATGTTATCGCTAAGATGACAGTTGACCAACCTATCCTAAGCAAGGATGGTTTAGATGTATTTGAGCGACCACAAAAGAATCATACTTACTGTGGAGTTATTGATATTGCTGCTGGCGTTGAGGGTGACTCTTCAACTATTCAGATGATTGATATCACGGAAACACCGTATCGTATCGTTGCTAAGTATAAGAAGAATGATATTACACCGTTGTTATTCCCATCTGTAATCTTTAAAGTTGCAACAGAATACAATAACGCATTTATCCTAATTGAAACTAACGTATCTGATCAGGTTGCTCAGATTATGCACCAAGAACTAGAGTATGAGAATATTCTCATGGTATCTAGAGCCAATGGCGTTCAAACTATTGGTGGTGGTTTCGGAGGTCAAAAATCTCAATTAGGTGTTAATACTGATAAACGTGTCAAACGTATCGGTTGCCATAACTTTAAAGCTATGGTTGAAGAAGATAAATTACTCATTACAGACCCAGACACAATTTCCGAAATCTCCACATTTATTGAAAAGCGTGGCTCTTATGAAGCCGACGAGGGGTATCATGATGATTTGGTTATGCCTTTAGTTTTATTCGGATGGCTCACAACACAGAGTTATTTTAAAGAACTAAATAACATTAACATGCGCAAGATTATGTACGAAAAGCAAATTAAGGCTATCGAAGAAGATTTGACTCCGTTTGGATTCTATGATGACGGTAAACCTGAAGCCGATCCTTTGAATTTTTGAGTGAAAACAACTAAAAACTAAATAAATTCGTAGACAGTTTTTGTCTAGGCAATCATTATAAACAAGGAGAACAACAATGCCGTTTCAATTATCTCCAGGC